CCCGGTTCTGTCAACATCACTCAAGGCAAGATTGTTGCTGAGGTGTTGGACGATCCAAATCAATTGTTCATCATTCAGAATGACGGCACTTCAACTGCTGCTGATTATGGCAAGAACGCTGATATCGTTATTGGCACAGGTAGCACCACTACTGGTGTTTCTGCTAATGAGCTTGATACCAGTTCTATTGCTACAACTGCTGCATTGAACCTGAAGGTCATAGGTCTTTGGGATGTCCCAGCTAATGCTGTGGGCGCTAACGCTGTCGTTGTGGTTAAAATCAACGAGCATCTGTACGGAAGTGCAGGCGTAGCTGGCCAATAAGGAGTAAATGACCAATGGCAATTTCACGTTCACAACTCGTAAAAGAGCTTGAACCCGGTCTGAATGCTCTATTTGGACTGGAATACGACACCTACGAAAATGAGCATGCGGAAATCTTTTCCACTGAGTCTTCAGATCGAGCATTTGAGGAAGAGGTTATGCTTTCCGGGTTTTCTGAGGCCCCTGTTAAAGCAGAAGGCGCGGGCGTTGCATACGACCAAGCGCAAGAAGTTTATACAGCTCGGTACACTCACGAAACCATTGCTCTAGCTTTCAGCCTGACAGAAGAGGCCATTGAGGATAACCTCTATGATCGTCTTGCGTCTCGCTACACTAAAGCTTTGGCTCGTAGTATGGCTCAGACTAAGCAGATTAAAGCTGCTGACATCTTGAACAATGCTTTCACCACCTCTCTTGGTGGAGACGGTAAGCCACTTTGTGCCACAGATCACCCGACTCTTAGCGGTCCTGATCTGGCAAACGAGCTGGCTACTGCAGCAGATCTTTCTGAAACCTCTTTAGAACAGGCTCTGATTGATATTGCAGCCTTCACTGACGAGCGTGGCCTGAAGATTGCAGTTCAGGGCACTAAGCTCATTATCCCTAAAGAGCTTCAGTTCACTGCTGACCGTATCTTGAAGTCTACTCTGCGCGTAGGTACTGCAGACAACGACATCAACGCGGTCCGCAACATGGGAATGGTGCCTCAGGGTTACTCAGTCAATCATTACTTGACTGATCCTGATGCGTTCTTCATCATGACTGATGCCCCTAACGGCATGAAGATGTTCCAGCGTGTAGCTGTTAGCACTGGTTTCGAGGGTGACTTTGAAACAGGAAATGTGCGCTACAAGGCTCGTGAGCGTTACAGCTTCGGCTTTAGCGATCCTCGCGGCATTTTCGGCTCTCCGGGTACTCCTTAGAGATCGACCAAAGGGGCCTCTTGTAGGCCCCTTTCTTTTTCTATATCCTCAACCTAATCCCTGACAGGTGCAATCCCGCGCCTGACCCTAGCCACGACAGGAGATACACATGGCTACTACTACTTTTTCTGGTCCTATCAAGGCCGGAACCATCAAAGATACCATCGGTACAACCGTAGGTTCAGACGTTGCAAACGTCGGTTCTGTTCTTATGGCGCAATCTGCTGTGATTGATATAGCTGGTGCCAGTAGCGCAGATCAAGTTGTTGCTACTATTCCTGCTAATTCACAGATTGTTGACGCCATCCTTAACGTCACCACTGCTAACGACGACGGCACTGCCTCGACTGTAGTGGTAGGTACATCTGGTGACGCAGACGCCTTTATTCCTTCAACCAGCGTTCAGTCAGCTGGAACTACTCGAGGAACATTGGATACTGAAGCTACTGACGTAGGAACCACAGATATTCAAGTTTTAGCTGATTTTGCAGCCACAGCAGGTGATGGCACCGCTGGCGTAGCTACTGTCACAATCTTGTATATTCAAAACAACAATCTCTCATAACGGGAGGTGACCCATGAGTTTCAGTAACATCAAATCCGTCACCAAGGCGGCAGATGCTTCAGCAGTGGTAGGACGCTCACGATTAGTGGGTGTCTACTTTACCAACACTGCTACGGGATCTTCATTTGCTCTAAAAGACGGCACCACTTCTGGCGGTACTGCACTATTGTCAATAACCACTCCTGCTGTTGCAGGGGCTACAGACCTGTTTATCCCAGATATGGGAATATTGTTTGAGACAGGCATCTTTATTGACGTAAACGACGCTGAAGTAACAAGTGTTACTTTGTTTTTTGAAGGAGGTGATCCTCAGTAGTGGCCAACACCAAGAACGTAAAACGCACGCCTTCTGGACGTGTTTCTTATCGCGGTGAGACTTTTGCGGGATACAATAAACCCAAAAGAACCTCTGGAGGCAGTAAGAAATTTGCTGTTCTGGCCAAGAAGGGAGACCAAGTAAAGCTGGTCAGGTTTGGTGATCCGAACATGACTATCAAGAAAAGTAATCCCGGTCGTCGAGCCAATTTTAGGGCTAGGCATAACTGCGATACTGCAAAGGATAAATTCACTGCGCGGTACTGGAGTTGTAAAAAATGGTAAGTAAAAAAGCGGCAAAAAAGAAGGTGGTCCGAAAGGCTACCGGAGGCGCAGTCCAAAAGTCTTCTGTAAATAAAGCGGGCAACTATACGAAGCCCACTATGCGAAAACAGCTCTTTAATCAAATAAAGGCTGGAGGAAAAGGCGGTAAGCCGGGCCAGTGGTCTGCACGTAAAGCGCAAATGTTAGCCAAGCAGTATAAGTCGAAAGGTGGAGGCTACAGAGATTAATGGCACTCAAGAAGTCCCAAAAATCCTTGAAGTCTTGGACAAAGCAAAAGTGGAGAACAAAAAGCGGTAAGCCTTCGACGCAAGGACCCAAAGCCACAGGTGAGAGATATTTGCCTGCAAAAGCTATTAAGTCTTTAAGCAATAAGGAATACGCAGCTACAACACGCAAGAAACGTGCAGATGCTGCCAAAGGTAAACAGGTTTCGGCGCAGCCTAAAAAGGTTGCTAAAAAAGTAAAACGTCATAGACGAGTGAGGTAATCAAGATGGCTGGACGTGGAATGGGCGCAGCAACTCGAGGAGGTGGAGCGGTTTCCTCAGGGCCTCGTAACAAAAAACTTTCGACCCCTAGCCCTAAAGTTGAGGTCATGATGGCCAAAGGCGGCATGGCTAACAAAAAAGGCAAGTTTCCTGATCTGACGGGAGACGGCAAAGTAACACAAGCCGATGTACTGAAAGGTCGTGGAGTTAAGCGCATGCGCGGCGGCGGTATGGCCAAGAAAAAAATGCCTATAAAGAAAATGCGCGGCGGCGGCATGGCCGGCATGGCAATGAAAAAGAAATGATTACGGACGCTGACCGAACCGGCATATTAAAGGAGATCAGAGATTGGTCTAAGTATGCCTTAGAGGTCAGTAGCTCTGATTTTAACAACTTACCGCCTTGCCCGTATGCCAAGGCAGCGTGGCAAGAAAACAAAGTAAACATACTTTTTAAAACGGACAGTGAGGATTACAGGACCCTTTATGTGACTCTAAGCGAATGGGATGACTCAAAAGAGTTAATCATTATAGCGGACACAGAGTTTGTAGAGGACCCAGATAAGTTTCATTATTTTGTGGATAGCTTAAATGAAGCTATTGCAGACGAAGCTTTTGAAGACAAAGATTTTTGGGTAATGGGATTTCATCCAGAAGACGAGTCGAATGAGCTTATTGATGACGGGACTTTTGAAGGGGAGACAGAGACACAGTATGCAATGTTTTTTGTGCAGCGATTATCTAAGCTAGAGAAAGCCGCAGAAAAACTAAGGCCCCTTGGATACTACGACAAGTATTTTAGGGAATACAATGTAGCGGAGATGTACGAGCTACGAACTAATTTCTATAGGCAGTTGCTCGATGGCGACCTCAGGAACAGCAACATTTGATCTCAACATTGACGACCTCATAGAAGAGGCGTTTGAGCGTTGTGGCATGAGAATGACAGCTGGATATCAGCTGTCATCAGCTCGTCGTTCTTTGAATCTATTATTCTCAGATTGGGCCAACAGGGGTCTTAACCTTTGGACTATTGAGCAGGCCACTGCTGTACTGGCTGACGGCACCACTACAATCGCGCCGGGAGCGGATACGGTAAACGTGCTTTCCGCTGTGATACGAGACACGATAAACGGCCAGCAGCAGGACATCAGCATAGATAGGATAGGCCGGTCAGAGTACTTAGACCTCCCTAATAAGCTGACAAAGGCTAGGCCGTCGCAGTTTTACGTTGAGAGAACAACTACGCCAACTGTGTACTTGTATCCGACAGCTGACAAAGCCTACACCTTGGTTTATTACCGGATTCGACGGATACAGGATGCTGGTGACTACACTAATACAAGTGACGTGAACTTCAGGTTTTTGCCTTGTTTAGCTTCTGGTCTGGCTTACATGCTTTCCTTGAAATACGCACCTGATCGAATAGGGCTTTTGAAACAGATTTATGAGGAAGATTTCCAAAAAGCCGCGCTGGAGGACAGGGATACTGCCAGCGTCCATTTTGTGCCTCAGATAGAGTATTGAAATGGCTACGGCAACTGGTAAATTTTCCTACGGTCTGTGTGATTACTGCGGTAGAAGATACCGCTATCTGGACCTAAAAAAGAACTGGAAAGGGTTCATGGTCTGTCCAGAAGACTATGAGCCAAAAGAGCCTCAGATTGAGCCTCTGCAATATAGAGGCGATGCGATAGCACTAACCAATCCGAGGCCAGATAGGACTGAACCCTTGACTGTCGTTGTCAACAACGCAGGAGGAGACACTCCTTTCGAGACGATACCAAATTCTATGCAGCCTGCCCCGTCTACGATAGCGGTGGAGGGAGTAGGTGAAATAGGCAATGTTACCGTGGTGACGCCATGACATACGATGAGTTAGTGACAAACATAAGAAATTACACTGAGGTGGACAGTAATGTCTTCTCTAACAGTGTGATTAATACATTCATCACAATGGCCGAGAACAGGATTCTTAGGGACATCGACCTCGATGTATTTAAAAAAGAATCAACTGCTTCTATGACCAGTGGCGACCGTTTTTTGACAATGCCATCGGACATATTGACGCATCGATACCTGATATTTACTGATGCAGCAGGAGACCAGATATTTTTAGACTTCAGGGACAATTCTTTTATTAAGGAATATTGGCCTGATTTTACCGAAACCGGAGTACCAAAGTATTACTCGGTTTGGGATGAAAGCAATTTTTGTATAGCACCGACGCCAAGCACGACTTACTCAGTGCAGCTAGGTTACATCTACAGGCCAGCACAGCTTTCCTCAACGAATACAACAACTTGGATAAGTAATAAGGCTCCTGAAGCATTGCTTTATGCCACTCTTATTCAGGCGTATAGTTACACCAAAGGTCCTGTTGACATGATGCAGTACTTTGAAAACAGCTATCAGCAAGCTGTTCAAGGTCTGGGAATTGAACAGCAGGGTCGCCGTCGTCGTGACGAATATCGTGATGGCATGATTAGGATACCCATTAAATCAGAGAGTCCCGGCCCATGATCCAAGGCGTTCAAACGACGTTTGACAACGGTTTTAAGGTAGATGTCCATACCACCAGTAATCGGGGGTGGACGCCAGAAGAGTTAGCAGATCGCGCTCTGGCAAAGTTAATTTCTGTGAGTGACACTGCTGATGAGCAGGTCAAAGCACAGGCTCTGGTATTTAAAGAGCAAATC